GTTGTTTTTATGAATGGTGATATGGCGGCATGGTCAGGCTCTGATGTGTTTGACAAATTTGTATACATATCAGATGTGCTAAGTGTCACTCTAGGTGTGAGTGATTCCTTATCTAAATTACTCAAATTCTGTTTAATTCTAACATCCAGAATGGAGGTGATAATTCCTCCTAAGGTGCATGAAAAATTCAGGGATTCAGGTGTGTCCAAGAAATTCAACTTAGATGTGATCGTTTACAAAAGATCCTGGGGACAGGGTTTGTATCACAACATATCTTCATTCGTTCATGTATTAGAACAGATATGGAGAAAATATTGCCTAAATAGATATTTGAACGAGATTTCAGAAAAGGTAAATTTACAGCATGATGTGAGTGATGGAGTCCTCAGAAAAATCAGGAGAGGATTGATGAATAGAGATCAGTGTCTAATCTATCTTTCTCCTATCCCAACGGCTCTTTACGACTTAATTGGTTGCACTGGTTATGAAGACCAAGATATCATGATTCAAAAGATATCTGATTTTAAATCAAGCGAGAAGTATGATCCCGAATCATCATTTCAGACTAAGGCTATTTATATCCTAAGTAATCCAGAACATAGACACTCATATAATAATTATTTGATGACGCAAGAGATATTCGACGAAATGAAAATAAGCCCAGAAGAATTTGACAGTAAATTAGATCCTGACAATGATTATGCCAGGATTAAAGCCAACAAAATATTCACATCCACTAAAGACACTGCCATATTTAAACATGAACAAGTTGTTCATTCAGATGATAAAAATGAGATAATTGCAATAAAGAAAAAGTATTATGACATTTTTGTAAAGTTTTCTAATTATGGACCTCTATTTTTTTCACTAAAGAGTTCACTCAACAAGGATAGTTTTTCAAGACTAATATCAGAAATGGTGGGTCTTCAGAATATTAGATCATGTCTATATGACAACCCAATAAAGGTCGTGTCAGGTCTTTTGTCAACAAAAACCTCTGCAGATTTCATAAATAACTACAAGAATGGGTTGTCTAGGATTGCTGATTACTTCCGCAAGTCTAGTGACATGGTGTTTTGTGGCATCATAAATGCGATTTTTTACTCTAAGCTAATCATAACATATGGTTTAAGAAAAAGTGATATCAGAAAAATCAAATTATTACCTCTAGATTTCGGTGGATTTTATTTTGGACCGTTCAGAAGTTTGATAAATTATGGCTCTTATGCTGACATAATTTACAAGCAAAGAATATACGAAGACTTAGGTTCCGGTTACTCTCTTTACCATATCTACACGTCTGGATTGAAGCTTAGAACAAAGTACATGAAGAACACTTACGATAGACTACGAGACTTCAAAGAACACTGGAATTTAACCGATGAAAAAATTGACCAGTCAGATTTATTTAATTTCAATG